CGTTCGCGTTGATGTCGTCCAGGTCGAAGGCCTCGACCGGCGCGGCGTTGTAGAAGTTGGAGCGATCCAGGTACTCGACAACGATTTTGTTGTAGGTCTTCGACAGCGGGGTGATCGTTACCTCGACCGGATCCGCATCGCCATCGGTGATGTAGTCGTCATCGGTAAACGAGTAGATCGGCACCAGCTGGCTGTTGCCGCTGCCGGTCGGGTCGTAGGTGTAGCCGTTGCCGGACACGACCGCATCCGCATAGGGAATCACGTTCAGGACGCCCGCGACCTCGACGACCTCGCTGTTGCAGATCTGCGCGATTTCGGTGAGGAAGTCGTTAGCCTGGCGCTGGGTGGTCTCCAGCGGGCTGAGGCCAATGCCGAGAGCCCAGCAGTAGCCTTGAAACTTGTTGTTGCCCGCCAGGCTCGCGATCGTCCCGGCGTAGAGGGCGCCGTGGTTTACGTCCGTGAAGTAGTCCGGGACGATGAGCGATGGGTCGGCGTCCCCGGCGCTGGCGCCTATGACGGTGTAGGTGACGGTGTCGCCGGCGATCGAGCTGCCGGCGGTGCCGCCGGAAAAGGTGACCGTATACCCGGTGTTGCTGGTGGAGACCCCGCCCGTGATCGCCGAGACCGTGGCCCCGCTCGGTATCGCGCCGCTGGCATCGGATAGCAGGCTGCCGACATGCAGGGCACCTGGCGGGGCGCAGTTATTAATGACGTTGGAACCGACGGCCAGGTCGCCCGTGAATGTGCCGCCGAAGGTCGGCCCCGGCGGCCCGGTGTTATACAGCAGGCCCTTGATCTCGAATGCCAGATTCGGCATTGAAGCCGATGAGCCGAAATTGTAGGACGGCGCGGCCACATAGGCGATGTGGTCATAGGGCAGCTGCTGCGCGGCCGGCGGCACCGTCCAGGCCGCCTGCCCGCCGGCGCCCAGATACAGCGTCAGATCCTCGAAGGTGAGGGTGACGATCGCGCGATCATGCCAGACTTGCCCGACACCGGTGATAGGCCCCTCGCACAGCGCGCCGGCCCACGCCGCCGTGTACGTGTAGCTGCCGCTGCCCGCGCCGCCGCCGCCCCCTTTCCCGCCTGAGCTGCTGCCCCCGGCAATCGCCGTCCAGTTGCCATACCAGAGCAGATTGATCGAGCCGCGCGTCATCCCGTACACGAGCGGTATGGCCTGCCCGTACATAGAGGTCGACACCTGGATGCCGGTATAGATCTGCGGCGTGGCGCTCGCGGCCTTGGAGCCAAACAGGTTACTCATGGAAACAGCGACCAGGCGCCGGCGTACTGGCCAGTCATCGAGTTGATGGAATCGCGCAGCACGCGCCGGGCGGGCCTCGAGGCGTGCACGATGCTGTGCTCATCCACGACCAGGGCGGCATGCGCAGCGTGGCGGCCGAAGCTATACATGCGCAGGTCCCCGATCGCGGCGGTCTCGACCTGGCGGCCGCCAAGCGCGGCCAGGAAGTCGAGGAAGCGGGCGGCCTCATGATGCAGATACCACTGCGACGGGTAGGGCCGCGGGTCGAATGGCGCTATGACGCCGGTGTCGACGTGCACGCGCACCATGAGCATGGCGCAGTCCACCGCGCCGCCCTTGAGGTCATGCGCATGCGCCCAGGGCGTATCGACCCAGGTGAGGGCCTCGGCGACCAGTGCGGCGCGCGCGGCAGCTACGTCCGGGTAGCGTTGCGGCCAGGTGATCGCGCTCATGAAGGGTTTCTGCTCGAGCTGATCGCGCTGCCGATGATGACACCAGCCTGGCTGCCGGGGGTCTGCTGCGGCGGGTTGGAAGTGCCACCGTCGAGCATGGTCTCCGGTACCGGGATAAAGTCCTCGCCCTTGTAGTGCGCCAGATTGTTGAACGTTGGGCCTAACGCGCTGTTGTTATTGGCGCAGGTGCCGCGCTGATGGTCACAGGCCGGCAGGATCGTGAACGTGTCACCGGTCGACGGGGCGGCCGGGAGCGGTGCAAAGAGCGCGACGGCGCCGCTGGCATGCAGGTACTGCTTGACCGAGGCGGTCAGCCCGTTATTGACGCCGCTGGTGAAGGTGATCTGCCCGGGCGCCTTGCTGAAGAAGTTATCGGGCTGGGTTAGGTTGGTGTTGAACTGCGCGGCATTGCTGACCGTTCCGACCGTGCCCGACACGCGAAAGGCGGCCTTTGAAAGCGTGCAGCCGGCGTCGTACACGGTATGCGCGCAGCCGACCTGATAGACCGAGCGCGGCATTTGCATGGTCATCAGCGAGAGCGGCGAGCCGACCTTCAGCACGGCCTTCAGCCGCCCGACCTCGATGTCGCCCACGACGCCGACAAACCATTTCACCGCGCCCGGTGCGGTGCTGAGCGAGCCGGGCGCGAAAAACATGCGCGAGCGCGTGATCGTGGCGCCATTGAGGATGCGCAAGCGGCAGGCCTGTAGAAACGGGTAGCCGGCGATCAGCGGGACCTGGCCGCCGTTGGCGTAGTCCCATTGCGGGGCGATCGTGATCTCCAGTTCGCTGCCTTCGGTCCCGATCTTGTCGGTCTCGTCTCCTATCTCGATCGTGTACCCGAGCTGATAGGTCGCCGGCGTCGAAGATGGGTAGATGGCCGCCGAGAGCGGCGTGTCGAAGTCGGTGAAGTGATACAGCGCGGACCCGTACTTGCTCGACAGCTGTATGTCGAGCAGCTCGGCGATGACGGCCTGCCCGGCGGCGAGTATGGCCTTCGTGGCGTTCGAGGCGTTCTTCATTGCTGGGGTTCAGAGCTTCACACTGGTGAAATTCAGTTTGCTGAGCGCCCAGATCTTGAGCATGAGTTTTTTCATGTCTGGCAACTCATCGTTATCGAACCGACAGCGGTAATAGAACGGGCCCGACCACGACAGCACCGTCCCCGTCGAGGGTAGCGTCGAGAACTGCACGCCGCCGTTCTGGTTGCCGGATGGGTTGATCGTGTAGTGCCCGCTCGGGATGGTGACGCCGTTGCCGTAGATCACGGGCGCAGCAAGTCCAGTGTTCAGGTTCTGGATCAATTCGCTCGCGCCCGGGCCGCCGGTGTTCTGATTGATGGCGACGAGCTGGTAGATCGTGGCCGTCGTATCGGTGCTGGCCACGGTCGCGAACACGCTCGGCGTCGCGGCCGGGACGGCGTTGAAATCCGGATCTTTATACAGCCAGGTGTCAAAGCGGCCCTGCACCTGGTTGTGCAATCCGACGATCTGCAGCACTTCATCGCTCGCGGCCGAGGAATAGCCAGGTGCGCCAGGCTGGCGCAGCACGTCGTAGCCGATTTCCCAGCGCACCAGCGGATATGCGCGCTTCGCCACGGTCGAAGTCTTACCCGACAGCGCCGTCTGTACGCCGGTTTTCCACTGATAGGTGCGCGTGATGTTCCAGCCCAGGCCCAGCAGCGTCGGGAAGATAAGGCTGCTCATCGGGCGCGACTATGAAAGTGATCGCGCAGCACGCCGACGATGGCGTCGCGATGGCCAAGCTGGGAAATCATTTTCTTGAAACTCGCGGCATCTGGCGTGTTCACGTTCCAATAGTGGTTATGCGTGTCCCCGCTGCCGCCGCCTTCCTCGTCCCCGCCAGCGGCCGCGGAACGGAAGGCCTGGGCGAAGGGCACCGGCAGCACGGTCTCGCCGGCGTGGATGTTGGCGACCATGTCGCGCGGGACGTTCCAGGCGCCGACGTCCAGGCTCGCCAGGCTTTCATACCCGGCGACGGCAGCGAAGGCGCCGGCGGCGGCGATCGGCGCCAGGATCCAGCCCACGTAGGGGATTTTCGACACGCTCGCGTAGGTGCCTGAGAACGCCTGCGCAGCGTCCGATATGACGGACTTGCCGGCGGTGGCGGAATGGATCGCTTTGCCGGCAGCAGATGCCGAGGCGGTGCTGGTCAGGCGCGCGGTGTTGCCGGCGATGGTGGCCGAGGTCTGCGCGGACTGCGAGGTTATGGTCGCCGCCGTCATCTGGCGCGCGAACAGCATATGGTACAGATAGCCGCTCTGCTCGATGGCGCGCTTGCGCGCCTCCTCGGTGTTGGCCAGCAACAGGCGCGTGGTCATCGCCTGTATGTCGTTCGTGATTTCCTTCTGCACCGTCTGCTGCGCGATGCTGAGCAGCGACTGTGAGAGCGTCTTGCGACGGGAGAGCACGTCACCGACCAGGGAGGACTCTGCGCCCTCGATCTCATCGATGGCCTTGCGCCATTCGCGCACCTGCTCGGCGCCGTAACGGCTCGCATCCGCCTGGTACTGATGATCGAGGCCCGCCAGATCCGCGACAAGTTTGGCCTTCAGTTCACGGATCTGGTTATAAACGCGGTCGTATTCAGCCGGCTGGGAGCGCAGGCCGTCGAGCTCGGCCTCCAGTTCCTGCAGGTTGAGGGCGTACTCTTGGGCGGTGAGCGTGCGCAAGGCCTCAAGCTTGCGCGCCGCGGCCGCCTGGGTCGCGGTGACGTCCTCATCAAGGGCGCTGCGGCGTGCCTCGATCGCGAGCCTCGAGATCGCTATGTCGGCGCTGGCGTCCTGGCGGGCGATGGTGCTGGCCTGGGTCGCCTGCTCGCGCGCCAGGTTGGCGCTGGCGTTATTGAACTCCCGTTCAGCGTCGAGGCGCTGCGATGCGGTCAGGCGCGTGCCGGCTAGCAGCTGCGCCCATACCTCGCGCTCCGCGGTGAGCCGTTCCGTCGCGCCCAGGCTCGTCTGCGCGTTGATCGCCGATATGCTGGTGCGCGCATTGGCGATGATCTCCTCGCCGGCGCTCTGCCGCGCCTGGACCTCCAGGTGCGCGACCTCGGTCTGGATCGCGAGGTATTCCTTTGAGCCGGCCTGCGTGGTTTTCAGCGCGGCCGCGGCGACCTGCTGCTGCTTGGCCAGCAGCCCCGACTGCGTGCCGTCCCAGCTGGCGGCGAGCTGCGCCATGTCCGCGCGCATGCGCTCCACGACGGGCCCGAACTGGAGGGCGGTGAGCTCCTCGCGCGCCTTGGCCAGCGAGGCCGTCAGCTTGGCAAAGTCGGTCTGGTCGGCTTCGCCCTTGGCGATCGCCAGCGCGGCCGTCATCTGCTCGATTTTGGCCTTGGCCTCCTCGATCTGCTGCGTGACCGGGTTCTCTTTGTCGGCGGTGGCGACGCCGGCCTTGAGCGTCTGCTCACGGGGCGCGGGCGTCGCCGCGACGGCAGCGTTGACACGCAGCTGCGTTTCGAGCCGTTCCTGGTTCAGCTTGTGGATGCGCTCGAGGGCGGCGGCCTGCACCGAAGCATAATTGCCGTAATCCACGGCGCCGCCGGCGGCGGCAGCGTACTCGCGCAGGGCCGGCACCGATGCGACCGTGACATCGCGCACGCGCGATAACGCGGCGGTGAGCAGCGACAGCTTGCTGGCGGCGATGGCGTTGGCGTCGCCCGTGCGATCGGCCTGGGCGGCGAGGTTGAGCTGCTCCTGCGTGAGCTGCGTTATTTTCGACAGCTCGCTGGCGGCCCCGCCGGCGGTGACGCCGGGGGCGAACAGCTTGGCGAGCGATTCGGCGGCCTTGCCCGGGTCCTCGCCGCGGATGTGGGCGAGCTGGGCCGCCATGAGGCTGAGAGACTCGACGACCGGAGCGGTGACGCCAGGGATCGCGGCGAAGGTGCCGATAAGGGTGCGCGCGGTCGCTTCCGAGGCGGTGCCGGATTTTCTCAGCTCCTCGGTGAGGCGCGTGATCTGCTCGCGCGGCAGATCGAGGTTGCCGGCAAAGCGGGCGGCGGTTTCTATGCGGCTGAGGCCTGCGGCCGCCTCGATCGAGCTATAGGCCAGATACCCGAGGCCACCGGTCAAGGCCGCGACCGCGCCGACGCCGGCGAGCGCGGCCGGCCCGAGGCCCAGCAGGCTGTGCCCCAGGTGCAGCAACGCAATATCGGCCGTGCCGATGTTCCCGCGGCCGAGCCCGTCGACGAGCTCGCGCATGGCGCGCGCGCTGCGGGTGACGCTGATCTCGCCGCCCTCCAGGCGGCTGGCAAAGCCAGTCGCGGACACGCCGGCCTTTTCCAGCGCCGAGGCGTAGCCGGCGGCCTCAGAGCGGGCGTGCAGCATGTCGCCGGCCAGCTGCGTGAGCTTCGCCGAGCCCGCCGCGTCGATTGTGCCGGCCGCCGAGGCGCGGGCCAGCTTGTTCATTTCCGTCGTCAGCCCGGAGACCTCAGCGCGCGCGATCGCGAACTTGGTCTGCAGCTCGACGACGTCGGCAGTGGTCTTGACGGAAAGATTACTGCCGCCAGGCATTTTAAGTTGCTCCCGGAAATGGCCCGATGCCGGGCAAGTCGGCGCCCACGATCTGGGCGCCGGTGGTGGCGTTGGTGCTGAGCCGCCCGCCCATGGCCTCGAAAATCTGCTTCGCGTTCATGGCGCCAGCAGCCCAGCGCGCCTCGAGCGTTTCCTGGTGCGTCATTTTCGCGGCGGCGGGGTCCCAGGTGGTGTACACGCGGGCAAAGAGCGCGAGCAGCTCGTGCTCGGGCGGTGAACTGCGCCAGTATTGGACCAGGGCGCGCGCTTCCGACCAGCCCATCTCGCCGATCTCCGCCGGCAGCTTCTTCAGCCCCGTCGCCAGTCGACTGATGAGCTCATCCCAGTCTATGTCGGGGCGCGCTCCCTTTCCCCCGGCGGCACGGGCTCGCCGGGTTCGTCCTTGCGCTTGGCCAGGCCGGCGAAGATCAGGCACTCGCCGGCAGCGTCGGCGAGCCCCGTGACCTCGCCGATCGGCAGGTCGCCGATCTTCTCCGCGGTCATGTCCGGGCGGCTCTTGGACAGAGAGCACACCAGGATGTCGACGTTCTGCTGCCAGATGAACTCGGTGAGGGCCTCGCCCTCGAGGTCTGGCGGCATCCGCCGCAGTGCTATGCCGTGCAGCTTCCTGACCTGGTTGGTCGTGAAGGGCGGGACCTCACACCGCTCGCCCGCCAGCGTGATCGCGATCGGTTCCATTGCGCCTCGTCATGGTCTATGCCTGAGTGGCGAGGCTGATGATACCGATTTGCTGGGCGGCGTTGGCGAAGAACTCGAAATCGTACTCTGGCATCGCGAAGTCGGTGATCTTGTGCCCCATGGACCACTTGCTACCGATCGCCTGATACAAGCGCAGGTAATAGGTCGCGCCGTAGAGGGTCGTCTTGTAGTCGATCTGGAAGGTGGGCGTCGAGCCGATCGGGTTGTTGGCGATGACCTGGTTCTGCCCCGTCGCGCCGGTGGTGAAGGTATAGGCGAAGCTGATGAGCACCGAGATCCCGGAT